GACCTGTGCGGTGCCGACCTGTGCGGTGCCGACCTGCGCGGTGCCGACCTGCGCGATGCCGACCTGTGCGATGCCAACCTGTGCGATGCCAACCTGCCTGATCTCACATACGTAATCATAGGTGAGAAGTACTTCATCAGCATCACAAACGGTGAATATGTGCGAGCTGGGTGCCAGAACCACACCGCAGAGGAATGGCGTAAATACAGCAAGCATGAAATTGCTGGAATGGATGGTCGTAAGGCCCTGAAGTTTTACCCACGCTTGCTGGATATTATTGATTTCTATCTTGGCAAGGGTGAAAGACCGGGCTGGTTAACCAGCAAAGAATACGCAGATGAGGTCGCAGAATAAGCGGCCTTTCTTTTTGGCAGCAAGCCACTTATCTGAGGTGAGATATGGATGAGGAAGTCGAATGCGACGTATGCGGCAAAGGGATTGCTGCGGTGGCCGTTTACAGTGGCGATGGTAATGAAGAGCTGTGCCACGAATGCTATCACGACATTTACGACATTGATGATGAATGCTCGCAAGCTAAAGCCATCGGCGAGGAGGAGTGAATGGCGGAGTTAAAGTTTCAGAAGGTTTCTGTTGTTAGAGAGAAAAGCGGGGTTTGTGAAGTTTGTGGCCGAATCTGCAAACGTAAAAAGGAGTTTTATCAAACACTCAACCCCTTCAATCGAACAAGAGATGGCTCCCTAAAAACAAAGGCAGATATCAGAAAAGAGGTCACCGCTAAGGCTGATGAATGGTCGAGGTTGCCCGTAATGCACGTCAAATGCGAATCCAAATGAATAGCAGCCGATAGCCGATTCATAGAGTCGGTTATCTGATGCAACCACCAATGAGCAGAAGGATAAAACATGACCAAAATCTACATCACAAAATATGCGCTTACCTCAGGAATATTTACAGCTGAAGCAAATGTGGATACTGAGAAAAGGATGGCGTCATTCCGTGGCTCTGAATCAGGCTTCTTGCAGTTTTACCATGGCGATGACTTCCATTTTAATGAAGAGGCCGCATTGGCTCGCGCAGAAGAGATGCGCATTAAGAAACTAAAATCTCTGGATAAGCAGATGAAGAAAATATCTGCCATTAAGTTTGAAATCAAAGATTGAAATCGCAAGCCGTATTCGCAGAGTGCGGCTGACGATGCAATCCGCATCATAACCAAGACAGGAGACGAAGACCTGTTCTGGTTAAATGGAGAAATAACCCTTGTTGTCTGTTCGCCCTCTCCGGAGGGCTTTTTTTCGCCTGGAGAATGCCATGTCAAAGAAAATTGAAGATTGCTATGCCCCGTATGTCCGCAACTTTCTGGAAGATAACTGGGATGATTTCGTAGAAAAGCTAGCCGAAAATTATGGCGAAGACGACGCGGAAGAAATCGCCGAAGAAATCGTAAAAGCACTTATCTGACAAAGGCCGCCTAAGCGCGGCTTTTTCATTCCCGCATATCAACAGCGCTTCATTCGAGGCGTTATCGCTATGCCAATCATTCAAACATAAGGAATCCCACGATGACATTTGCTATCGCGGGCGGTGCCGTCTTGGGTGCCGCTCAACTCAATGAATCGCTACTCGACCTCATCACCCGCCGCATGCGCGGTATCTGCAAAACAATTAAGGAGCTGACATGTACGGCAAGCAAACAGTAAACCATCAGGCCCTTATGGCCGCGCAGAGCAAGGCGGTTATTGCCCGCTTCCTCGGTGACGCCGGGATGTGGTTACAGGCGAATCAGCAGATGAAGCAGGCAGTGAGCATGCCATGGTACCGGAGGCCGCAATGAAGACTATTAACCCTCGCGACATGACGGATGAGCAGTTTTCCCGCCTCATGAAAGATTTGATGAAACAGCAACCGAAACCACAGGAGCAGAAGCAATGAGACTGAGCCTGACAGATGTTAAAGAAATTGAGCAAATTATCGCCGCGCTGGACGCAACGGATAACGAGCGCATCAGCGATGAAGTTGAGCGACTGGCGAAGAAAGCCAACCCGTTTATCTCGGCTCTGGCGGCCACGGATGCGGATGAACATACCGCTGACGCCATCAATTACCTCGAAGGACACAGCATCGCGTTTCAGGACGCATCCGAGGGTTGGTGGATTGATGCGCTGACCGAGCGCGTTACCGCCGAGTATGCAATCGGCATCTTCAAAGCGCGACATTCACACAGGGAGGCAGCGTAATGTCATTCGATATCGTCAGTTTCGTTAAGCAGCAGGAGCCGCTGTTTTGCGGCGCTATGACCGACCAGACGGTCACATGGGCTAAGGAAAGCCAGTTTGCCATTCAGCTCTTTCAGAAAAACGACTTCCTCGCGAAGACGGCAATCAACAACCCTACCAGCGCGCAGAACGCCATCATCAACGTTGCGGCTATCGGCATCACGCTGAACCCGGCGAGCAAGCTGGCGTACCTGGTGCCCCGAGATGGGATGGTATGCCTCGACATCAGCTACATGGGCCTGCTTCATCTGGCTCAGTCGTCCGGCTCAATTAAGTGGGGCCAGTGCAAGCTGGTATGCGCAAACGACACCTACGAATCCAACGGACTGGATAAAGCGCCAACGCACAAATACAACGCGTTCGGCGACCGTGGCGAAGTGGTCGGCGGTTACTGCACAGTTAAAACGCCTGATGGTGATTACCTCACTGAAGAAATGAGCCTGGCGGAAATCAAGGCCGTAGAAGCTACCAGCAAGGCCAAGAATGGGCCCTGGAAAAACTTCTGGGAAGAGATGGCCCGCAAGACCATCGTTAAGCGCGCCAGCAAATACTGGCCTAAAGCGCAGCGTCTGGATAACGCTATTCATCTGCTTAACGATGATGAAGGTATGCATCAGGAGCCAGTCATGGCCTACCACTCAGAAGAGCAAATCAGGGAAGACGAGCGCAAGCGCCAGCAGGATGTCATTGATAAAGCCAGTGACCTTTGCGATGAAATGGCTCAGTCCGAAACTATGGACGACCTCAAGCGGAAATTTGCAGAGGCGTACAAGCTGACATCCGGCATGAAGTTGCAGCAAAACGTCCAGGCAGTATACGCAGAATGCAAAGTGAAACTGGAGGCGGCCAATGAGCAAACTGTATGAGGTTGCCAGCGACTACGCCAGGCTGATGGATGCTGATATCGACCCGGAAACCATGGCAGACACCCTCGAAGGGATTGAGGGTGAACTGGCCGATAAAATAGAGCAACTGCTTGCCATCTGCAAAAACGAATCGACGTATGCGGAGCGCCTCAGGGATGAGGCAAAGAACCTGACCGAGCGCGCGGTGAGTATTGAAAACAAGGTCGCAAATATCCGCGCCTACATCGCCACATCACTCGAAACTGCCGGTAAGAAGTCGATCCGCGCCGGTATTCACCAGGTAACAGTCCGCGCGCCTTGTCGTTCAGTAGAGATAACCGACAGCGCCCTTCTACCGCCTGAATACGTCGAATACGACACGGTGATAAAGCCGGATAAGCTGGCTATCAAGCACCTGCTTGAGGGCGGAAAGGACGTTCCTGGCGCGACTCTGAAGACCGGCAAGCCATCGCTGTTAATCAGGTAGCCGCCATGAGCGAGCCATTCAAAAAACGCCGTGGCAATCAGCAGCCTCTTGGCCGCAACTGGACCACCAAAGAGCTAAGCCTCATCAAATCCCTGGCTGGCACCGTCCACCCTAAAGTCATCGCCCGCAAGTTAAACCGCTCATACGAATCTATCCGCCAGATGGCAAAGCGCGAGCACATCAGCCTGCGTCGCGTTTAATCGTGCGCCACGGACGGCGCGAGGAAAAATCCATGATTACACATGACCCGCTTATCACACAAAGCGAGCTGGCCGCTCGCGTCAAATCTCAGCCGATGCCGAGCCGCGAGGAATTAATGGCGCGCAACAGCTTCGGCTCTGTGAATAACAACAAATACCTCAACCGCTGGCTTGGAGCGAAGAAATGAACAACGACGAATTAATCGCAGCCGGCCATGAGCTGGCGAAGTGCCTCGACAGCAATACGCCGCTGATTGATATCGCGAAGCTGCTGAGCAAGATGGCGACTCAACTGGATGTGACCACTCTGGCGCTGCGCGAAAAGACGAAGCAGTGCGAAGAGTTGGCGGCGGAGAATGCGGGGCTGAAGGCTGCGTTTGACAAGCCTCAAGCCTATCTATCCTGGCACGCTATTCCACCAACATGGGAAGACCCTCTCCCATGTGGTGAATATCTTGATGTTCATAACGAGGCAGGATACAAAAATTCCGATGGAACTGATTGCTGGCCGGTATATGCCAAGCCAGAAATCGAAACCCCGGCCACTGACGCATTCCTGAGCGAAGTGCGGGCCAGCGCTGTTGATGCTGCTTGCCTGAAAATTAGCAATTCAATCGTAAGTTGCCGTCAAGACGAAATGATAGGGCTTGATGAGGCAGTAAATATTGCCAGCGATTACGCAACGGAGCTGCGTCAAGGCGGTGCCGCATGACCATCGACACAGCAAAACTGAAAGCGGTGCCGCGACATTCTGTAGACGGCTATGGACGTCAGGATATTTCCTACAACGACCCGGAAGGGGAATTTGTTTTTTACAGCGATTATGAAGCGCTGAAAGATGCGCTGGAAGCCGCGCATAAGCGCATCGCTGAGCTGGAGGCTCGTGAGCGACATAACGAGCGCCAACGCGTTATCGATGGCCTGGCTGCTGCTGGCGAGCCGTGGGAAGAAATTCAGGAATACATGAAAGCCTGGGACGAGGCTCGCGCCGCGGGCATCAATCTTGAGGCAGGGGGTGACGCGTGAGCGAAATAAGCAAAGCGGCGCTGGCTGAAGCGTGCGAAGAGAAAGTGAAGCAGCTTGAGTTTTCGGTTAAACAGAGCGCGTTTGATTCAGTCAGGCAGGAGCTTGAGACTGAATTACAGATTGCGCGTGTAGCACTCGCCGCGCTGCGGGAGCAGGCGGAGCCTGTGGCGTGGACTGAGAAATGTGAAATCACAAATATGCAGGCTACCGGACTTTACTTGCGAGGGTTTCCTGATAGCTCGCAGGGTCGTGATATTCCCCTCTACACCGCACCGCCCGCGCCGGTTGTGCCTGATGAGCTTGTCTCCGAGCTTCTGGATATTGCGAAAAGAGCCGCTGAGGAAGCAGACGAATGCGCTAATGCCGAGTTTAGCGACAACTCGATGAAGCACGCTCGCGAAATTGCTGAATGGGAAAGACGCGCCGCCATGCTCAACCAGGTGCAGCCGGTAGCCGAAACCGACACCACCAGCCAGCAGTATGGAAGCCTGGCTAAGGACGGTGAGTGATGGCTGAAACATTCAAAAAGGGCCAGATGGTTCCGAAGCGCCTGAAACTGGCTCTAACCCACCGCAAGGTGCAGCACCGCATCACCTTCGGTTGCGATGTTGTGGTGGATGGCCGGGTGATTAAACCCGTTCGGCCGGATGATGGGCCGATCTTCACGCTGCCCAGCCGCGTGGCGCGGCGCTGGAATAATGGAACCTGGCAGGCGTTAAGCATCACGTTTGAAAACGTTTTTATCGTGAGCGCTGCCGGAAGCGCCGGGCAAGGAGGGGTGATGGATATCGAGTACTGGCCGGATGATCTGCGTCTCGGCGTGAAGATGGCTAATGCGATGACGCCAGTCAAGGAGGTGAATTGATGGAGAACAGATACATTTACCATTACTGCGCTGCAAACGGTAATGCTCAATTGTCAGGGATAGCGCAGTTAGCATTCCGCATCAAATCTCAAGACGACCTGAACAAACTGAAGGAGCTGATTTCGGGTCTGGACTTTGAGCCAAAGGCAATTATCTCGCTGTCATATCTGGGTAGAGAGAATGACGCCTAAATAATTAGATGCCGGAATGTTTGTCATTCTTAGCGCATTAGCGCGATCGCGCTTCTACCGGAATCCCCCTCCACGAATTGACAGCCCGCCCACCTCAATTTACTGTATATAAATACAGTTATTTTGGGGTGCGTCATGAGCAAAGACTCGGACTATTTAATCATCTATCGAGGCGAGGTGCATCACCGCATTACGCCAGGTAGATGGGTGCTCATTCAGCGTGCCAGGGAGTACGGCGGCGGATGGTGGCTGGGGAAAGCCTACGATGATGTGTTTATGCTGGAGTTCGAGAAACCATGTTCGATGGCGACTGCGACTGAGTACATCATGTCGCATGGAAGGATGAGCACATTCCCGCCGTGGGATGATGAATTTGAGTTAACACCATGACCCGCTTCGGCGGGTTTTTTATTGGAGCAAAGATATGAAGCTGATTGATTTACTGGTGCAGGAACTGCCGAAGCGTGGCGGGTGGCCGGATGGTGCAGTTGAGTGCGAGCGTTATCTGCATGAAGCACAAATTGATTTCTATGATAAGGATGGTAATTGGGGTGCCGATTGCGGAAAGGTTTACGGTCATGACTTTGCGGCTGCTTGCGTTAAACCGCGTGAGAAAGGCGATGGAGTGCGGATAGAAAGAGTTACTCGCGAACAATACGAAGAAGCTCTCGCCGCTGCGCAACAGCCGGTATGGGATGGTGATGGATTGCCACCGGTGGGCTGTGAGTGTGAGGCAAAGTACCGTGACGCAGCGAATGCCGAATGGTTTATCTTCCGTTGCGTCGGGGTCGATTGCGGAGTTGCTTTCGGATGGGCTGGTAAGGAGGCAGTAACGCTGGACAGAGACAGCTACGAATTCCGCCCTATCCGCTCAGAGGCAGACAATAAGCGAGCGGCAGGAGTAACAGCTTTAGCAAAGGCCGGCGGTGCTGTCGATTTTGAATATGGAAGAAAGACGATTGATGACGAACTTTCTGCGCCCGGATGGTACGAACTGTACGACAAAATAGCAGCCGGTGAAGTCGCTGGCATCCGCATCGAGTGAGCCGCCATCAGGCGGCTTTTTTACGCCTGGAGATAATCGAATGAATACAGTAATGAGCGATAGACTCATGCCGATCACCGATGTGTGCGCGGCAACCGGTTACAAGAAGCCTACCATTTATGAATGGATGCGAGATGGTAAATTTCCACGTCCTGTTAAGATTGGCAGAAGCGTCCGATGGCCTTCCAGTGAAGTCGATGCGTGGATAAAGGATAAAATCACTTCTTGTCCTCGATCAGGCCAGCAATAACACCTCCCCACCAATCCATCATTTCCCTTCTTTCTTTCATATACTCCGCATGATTGTACGCGGCAGCTACCCTATTCTTTTGCTGATGAGCCAGTTGTGCTTCTATCACTTCTGGCCTGAAGCCTTGTTCATACAAAGCGGTGGATGCCGTGGCGCGGAAGTCATGCCCGGTTATCTCACCGCTTGCAAAACCCTGATACTCGATAGCACGATTAATGGTGGTCTTGGCAATTGGCTGTCCAGGCTTTGATGGGCTTGGGAAGAGATATTCTTTATCACCTGTCAGTGGTTTAAGTTCTTCCAGCAATGCGATAACATGGTCGCACAACGGAACGCGGTGTTCGCGGCGTTTCTTCATCACTTCTTTTGGGATTATCCATTCGGCTTTTTCTAAGCTGATATCATCCCACCTGGCAAACCTAAGTTCCTGTTGACGCACGAATGTCATAACCAGCATTTTTATGCAGATAACCATGACCGGGCTTTTGTAATTTCGTAGCGAGACAAATAGCTGACGAAGCTCTTCTGTAGTTGCCGGTCTAGCGTGGGTGGTAGGCTTTTGCATCACCGCGCCGCGAAGGGCATACGATGGATCTACTTCAGCTCTCAGTGTGGCGACGGCGTAGCAAAAAACGGCTGAACATATCTGTCTCACCTTTCCTGCGGAATAAGCATTCCCTGCCTTCTCTAGCTTCCGCATCAATGCAAGTATGTGCGCCGCTTTAACGTCCTTTACTGGTATCTTCCCTATTGCGGGCAGGATGTGCTTATCCAGGAATCCACGATTAACTATCTGAGTTTTCTCTGCCCAAGTCTGGCACTTTCGCTCATACCATTCTTCAGCGATTGATTTGAAGGTGTTCTCTGCATCACCCATAACCATCAGCTTTTCAGTGTCTTTGACGATGGTTGGATTTTTGCCCTGCCTAACCTGTTCTCTTGCCCACTCTCTTTCTCTTCTGGCATCAGCCAGAGAGACGCCAGGGTACTCGCCTATCGTATAGCGCCCGTCTTTTTTTGGTGACAGCCAGAACCGGTATCGCCATATCTTGGCACCGGTAGGCCTGACATCAAGATAGAGGCCCTGACCATCCTGAAGCGAGTAAGGCTTCTCATGAGGCTTAGCATTTCTGATTTTTGTGTCGGTTAATGGCAT